AGCCAGTGGGTGCTGCTGTAGCCAGTAATCACAATAAAGTGACCGCCGCCAGAAGGCTTGGAAACTGAGCCGTGGTGCAAGATTCCAGCAACAACCGGTAGCCCTCGGTTAATTTCATTTTTAATGTGGTCTTCATCCGCCGAGATAACAAATTTTGCATAGGCACCTAGTTCTTTTAAAGCTTCGTGGTGGGGCTCTCTCCTTGTAGTGTCACCATATTTATTGACAATTTTTAAATAATCAAGATCGTCATTAATTCCAGGAACATCTAGGTATTTCAAGCACATGGCAATTGAACTGGTTTGACACTGACGCCACCCCTCCGGACCATTATCACGTTGGAGAAAATAAGGAAAATCACGCAAATAACGCATGGTGCCATCAATTGCGTAGGACTCCACAACAGGCTTTGTTGTTAACCCATCCCAGTGGGGATCGAACACCCACCATTTACCTAAACCAAAACCCAATTCTAAATATGTATGGTTATTTTTCCGATCTAATGCGACACAATTTTTAATTGTTCTTTTTTGAAATACACGCGCTTTTTGATCATTTGTTAATTTAGAAGATTGGATTGGTTCTTTTTTAAAAAATGTATGTACTTTTGAGGTAATATCAATTTCTTTGGTTTTGGGGCGTGGTGGGGCTTGCGTAAAGAGATCAACCTCGGCTGAACGTCGACGAGTTAAACCCTCTAGTGGTTTACCGTTTACCTTGTTCCAACGCGGTAGTTCTTCTCTTGCAACGTTAATTATGTTCTCTCCCGCGTTTAAACGTTTAAGTAAAGTGGATTCCTTGAGCGCATTGGCCCCCAAGTTGTAGGTAAAAGATACGAGAGAGTCGAATTGATTTTGGTTTAATGGTACCTTGACAAGCTCTTTAACGGCGTTCTCAAAACGTACCAAGTCCTTTCGCAAAAGAATTTCGGCTTGTTGTTTGTCAATATGCATACCGGCCTTTACATCTGGACCCGTGTGACCATAGCCAATTGTTAAAACCCCGGCAGGACAAAAATAGGGTTGGTTTCTTATTCCTTCAAAAAGTTTGATTAAGTCTACGCCTGTTTGAGATGTCTTCACGCCAATGCCTATTGCTACTTATATTTTAATCACATTGCTGTTACACCAAACAGAGTTGACACATCCTGTACACTTGATTGATGGTAGGCGGTCACACTACTCGACCAGGGAAGTCCTGTCAAGTTCCCGTGCGGGAAGATTTGCTCAAAAATAAGTTTGATTGATAAAAAATATCCCGATAAGGAATATTTTGCTCAAGAACAGTAAAGAAGGTGACTACGCGATTTCAAGGGCTGCAACCTTGGCTTCGAGGGATTCGATGCGCTCCTTGCTTTCATTCAAAGCAGCAACAAGTAGTGGAATTAGGTCCGTGTAAGCGACTCCTAGAAAGCCATCGGGCGTTGTAGTAACAGCTTCAGGCAAAACCTTTTCGACATCTTGGGCAATTAAAAAGGCCCTCCGTTGTTGCTTGTCATCAGTCTTATATGAACCAATAACAGAGCGGAGAGTGCTAACTTTGTTAATTGCATCAGCAATTGGTTCAATGATATTTTTTTGTCTTTCATCAGAACTAGACGACCAAGAAGTTGAACCGGTAGACAAAAACACTCCGGTGTTGCTTTGGTTATATACCTTGAAAGTGCTGTTGCTGTCGGGGCCAACTTGCCAGTAGTTACCAAACGAGCTGCCATTGTTGCGAAGAGCTAAAACAGCAGCTCCACCCGCCTCAAACGAGTGCGCAGAAGCGATAAGCGTACTGGCTATGCCGACTAACAGGTTTCCGCTTCTATCAATCCTCATCCGCTCCGTCGGGCTGCTCGCTCCGTCGGCGGTAGTGGAGAACACTAAACGGCCCGGCATGTCGTTAGCGCCGGGGGTGCCGTCTACGATTGCTTCAATTCGGGCACCTCCTATGAAGTTTGTGCCGTCATCACCTGCGAAAAGAATCTCGCCCAAACCATCACTTGCTGCAACAACACCGCGCGTACCTACAGAAGCACCGCGAGATTTGTTAAAGATCAAACCACCGTTAGTTGTGTTGGCTGCCCAACGTGCAATAGATGCGTATGCGTTTTCTCCAGTTCCTTGTAATTGAATGAATGGAGTGACTCCTGATACAGCGGCATACGCCGTAGACGTGCCAACCAAAAGCCTGCCAGAAGCGTCAACTTCTAGACGTGCTGAACTATTGGTGGAAACACCTACCCTATTTACGCCAGGAAGGTAAACACCATTTGCTGGTACACTGCTACCGGTAGGAATCAAAGCAGGTGCAGTAAGACCAGCAGAACTCCATGTTCCAGCCGCTACCCCATTAGAAGCAAATGAAACAGAACCTGATCCGCTGCGGTAATAGCCGGTGTCATTGTCTTGATCAAATGTAATAGAAGGCGCAGCTAACGTCCCATCCGGGAAGTTTGCACCAGCATTTACATAATCTGCACCAGCAAGAATAACACCAAAAAAATCTTCTCCAGTATTAGGTGCGGAACTAAAAATAATATTGCCACCACTCAAACGGAATCCTTCTGATCCAGTATCATCAGGTCGCTGGACAACACCACCGACAGAAATCAGACATTGATTCGAATTTAATGGTAGTGGTGCAGGTGCAGAACCATTGACCAACAGGGCAAATGATGTAGTTACACTATTGAATGAACCACTGATGTCATCAATATTTTTGTAGGTCGAGAATGCGACCTGCAAATCATTCCCAATGTATGCCACGAACGAACATCAACTACTGATTGTTTTATTCTATCTCAGTTACTGTATTGGGACCAGCGGCAAGTGGTGGTTCAGGCCATACAACTTCACCAGGCGTTACCGAAGCGTACGTTTGTGGTAGATCACGTAAGATTTGACGGTATTGTGCCCATGCCGCTTGGTTCACTGTGGCATCTTGGACCATGGTCCAGTCGGATTCCCGGATGAGCTGATTCCGTTTGGCGCGGATGTCATCCCAGGTGAGTGGCGCCTGTTCTGGGAGTAAGGGTTCGTTGCCTTCCTCCAGCCAGGCCAGGTAGGCGGTGTAGTCGGTGTTGGCGGGATCCGGGGGGATGCCAAGGATCGTGCCGTCATCGCGGAGCAACGTGATCGCATACTCGTCGCGCAGTGAAGATTTAGCGAGTTGGTAGTTCATGGTCAAAGCTCTGCGCTAACGGTAATTTTGCCAGTGTTTGGCACGCGGCAGCTGGCTGCATGTGTAACCCCGCTGCCACCAATGGTCACGTCAACATTAACGCCTCTGACTGTGCTGTAGTTAATCAATGCCCCAGTAGCAGTAACAGTCGCGCCTCCATTAAAGAACTGCACGCTATTAGAAATTGTAAGACTAGGAGCTGCACGCATTTCCACTGGGTGGGTCGCGTTGGCGCGTGCAATCGACGTGGTGCCTGTCCCGGTACCAACTAATACGGCGTTCTCGTAGTAATACCTCTGACACAATGCCAGCTCCTGCCCGTAGCTCCTGCGCTCAAACGGGGTGGCGACGGTGCCGGGTTCAAGTTGGACGCCGGTGATGTAGAAGGTGGCGTTGATTGTCTGGTTGAGCGAGTTAGCTCCAGTCACACCTTGCACGTTGGCGGACTGCCAAGAGCCTGCGGTGAATCGGAAACTTGACCCCATGCCGAGATCTACAATCAGAGCAATGCCGCGACCATTTGTGGTATCCCACGTCCCAGTCGTTGGGCCTGGGATCGTGACCGTTTTGTACTCCCAAGTGTTCGCCACATTTATGGTTACGGTGAACGGATAACCCAATGCAGAAGATGCGTTTTGAAGCGCAAAGCCTTGAGTGCCTGTCAGGCTTGAGCGAACCCAAAACGAAATTGTGGCTGCCTGTGCGTTCGCTGTGCCCCAAGCCAAATCCGCCGAGTTAAAGCCTTCGACATACTGTTGAAAGTTGGTGTACTGACTTGAGGTTGCCGTCCCTGCGGTTGAGATTTGAATGCCAAGGTAGTTGGTGAACCCAGCAGGCGGTGTTACGCCGTTGAGATTGCGGCCCACGTTTGATGCGCCGACGTTTTGGTAACGCACCCAGCGATCTACTGCAAAAGTTCCATCAGCGGCGTTGTTGACCGCCGCCCCAGCGTTCCGCTGGTCAATCCGCATATCCCCGTTGATGATGCGGTTGCGGGTGCCAGCCAAGGGGCCGCCGTTCAAAGCAGATGTTTGAAGGTTAGAAGTAGAACCAACGGTGCCGTCAATTCTAAAAAGATTAACGTCTGTAAGCGACATATTTTACTCCTTCTTAAGGGGTTTGCTCAAGATAACTAACCGTAATATCTAAGGCAGTTGCAGTGTCTCCCCTCGCCTGTAATTTATCACTTGGCTGCATAATTACCTTATTACCACTAATCAATTCAAGGGTGGAACCAGCGGGGACTGGTGCATTTCGAATTAAATAAACATCATCACCTGTATTCCGATCCAAATAAACATCTACATTTGCACTGACGCCCGTTTTATTAGAGACAAGTGCACTAAGAACAATCAATGTTGCGCTAGCACCAGCTGTCACAACAGTTGCAGTTGGGTCGGTAATTACCGCAACAACTAAGCTTGATTTGGTATTGTTTTTAAAGGTATTCGCCATGTCAGCTCAGAGCAACAATAAGAGCAAGATTGTCTGTAGATGTGAAACTTCCCGTCACAGTTAAATTCCCTGTAATGGAAACATTTCCTGGAATGGTGACTACACCAGCTGAATCTATTGTAAGCCTAGCAATACCTCCAGTGACCAAAGCGATCTGATCCAGGGCTGGACTAATGATACCAGTATTTGGATCACCTGCAAATTTTAACGCACAACTAGATAAGGATCCAGGGGTAAAAGCGGAATTGCTTCCACTCTCCAGCATCAGGGGATAGCCACCGACCTGCGAAGCGTCGTGTACTACACAAGTGTGTTTTGTCGTATCAACTGTAACTTCACCACTGGCGCCAGTGAAGGCAGATGTTTCTACTGTTGATCCGCGCCGAAACTGTACTTGAGTGGCCATATTTCTATCCTAAGGCAATTGCAATGGCGGTGGCAAAATCTTGCGTTGAAATGGTGCCATTTTCATCTGGAATGGTCATTGTTCTGGTCGTGGCTGTTGTAATCGACGAACACTCAAATGCAAGTTTTTTTGTACCATCTACATTATCACTGACCCTAAACGTGTCATCAATAAAGGTTCCACCAGGTATGGACGATGTATCAAGAAGAACGGTGCCGGTGAGATCTGGAAAAGTTGCGGTTCTCCCCGTTGTAAGCGTGCTTGTAGCAAATGTTACAGAATAATTGCTCGTTCCACCTGCTCTACCTTGGATAATAAAACCGTCCTGGAGCGCCGCTGGCCGGAATGACTGCCCAGATCCGTTAATGAAGCTATTGATGCCAATAAAGGCGTTGTTGGCTTCCAGCAGAACAAGGGTGCCGTCTACGTTAGGAGCTGTGTAGGTACGGGTAGTTGTTGGACTAACATTTCCTACGTTAAATGCAATTTGTTTTGTATTGTCAGCTGTATTGCGAACCCTAAATCCACCATCATTGGTAATAATGGCAGCTGAAGTAAGTGAAAGAAGTCCAACAACCGTTGTGGCACTACTTCCAAGAGCAATTGCGGTAGTACCAACAGTAATAGCAGAATTTTGCAGCTGGCTGTTTGGGATATTACTGGTGCCAAATTCGCCGGTTGTACTGTTATAGGTAAGGCCAGATCCCACGGCAACACTAAAGTGGGCGCGAACCTCGGTAGCGGAAGGACCTGTATAAGTAATGACACCAGTGCTGTTGTCGTATGTTAAAGACCCATCGCCACCGGCATCGGTTACAGAAATTGCACCTCTAATGTTTGCATTCGTAACA